ACATAGATGTTGGCATAGTAAGAGAGCTTGCGCTTCTGCTTACGCACGGTGTCCTTGTCAGCGTCGATGCCGCTGTTCCACAGTTCGCGGTTGTGCTCAGACACAGGGTCTTTCTGACCAAGAGTAGTCAGAGAGTTCTCAATATACCATCCACCAGGACCCTGGAATGCATGGGAATACATCTTTGCCCAGGGGAGTTCTTCCCCTTCAGGTGCGGGCAAGAAACGGATGACTGCATAACCGTTGCCAGTCTTATCCATTTCGGGTTTCCAAAGGCGCTCATCTGCACCACCGGAAGTATTGTTCATCTTCTCAACTTCTTTGACCAGTTTTTGAGTCAGAGAACCAAGAGAGGATTGCTTTTTAAGATCGGAAAAGGACATTGGATTACCTAGATTTGTTGGATTTGGCTTGTGTGTACCCCAGTATTCTACACGTCGTCGCTGTCTTCGTCAATAGTTTTTTTCATGACTTGGATCATTGAAGACATGTTGTTAAAGACCACACTCATATCAGTCCCCCTAGGGAGACCCATCATCGAAGCGGATTCGACGATTTTATCTTTCATAATTTTTGCATCAGGATCATCTGACAAACTCAAACGAGTATACAGAATCTTCTGCTTGTCAATCAGTCTTTCTAAGAGATCAATATGATGTAACTTCTCTTTAGAATCCATGCTTGGAAATCCAAATACATTTTTATAAACTTCGTCTTGAAGTTCTTGTATTTCGACCATCTCAGCACGAACAACTTCAGAATCAAAGAAACTCATTTGTCTCCTAGTACAACCTTTTTCAAAATAATTTTATATTTGGGTACATCAATATTTAGGAATGGAGAATACTTCTTCATCTTCATACTGACGGATTCCCACACTGGGTCTGTGAGGTTATCATCC